CACCACCCCAAGTTCCTAAAGACCAACCAAAACCTTTTGCTTGTACAGCTGGACCCACAGGATAGTAGTGTTGTACTCTAACACCACCAGATGTCGTGGCACCAGATCCTGACTCATTTGAGGGCATGGTAACAGTAAGTGTTGTGCCTGTAGGCACAGTTGTTACCATAAATTTTTTATTATCAAAATCAGATGATCCAAAATTAGATCCAGTTATTGTAGAAAAATTATCTAATAATATTATATCTCCTGCAGATATATTATGTGCGCTACCAAAAGTTATTGTAACAGCTGATGATCCGTTGGTCGTGCTGAATGCACTTGTAAGCGTCGTTGTAGATTTGATAGGGTGTATGTCATAAAACACACCACCTGAGTATGCATATAAAATTCTGTTTGTTCCTATGATTGCATATTTTCTGCCTAAGCTGTTTACAAAATGATGAAGCCCACGTCCTGCACCAGTTAAATTACTTTCACCCAACTGTTTCCACCCACCTATTTTTTCAGGTGTACCATATCTAAACCTAACATTATCACAGTCGATCCATTGACCTTCTGCTCCTGTTGGCGTTACTTGTTTATTGATTCCAGGTGCAAAACCTATTTTTTGTAGCATATAACCTCATTGTATTACATGTTCCTTATTGGTGGAACACCTAACATTGGCCTTTTGTCGAACCGATTTTTTTCAGCAAAAGGACCATTTACATGGTTATAATGAAGGAATACCTGTCCACAAACATTACCTTCAAAAGGTTCTCTCCAATGCTCTAATTCACAACCACTATATACTAGCATATCGCCTACATCAAGCAAGACTTTAGTGCCTTTGGGTGCATTGGGCTTATGTATGTTCTTATACTCGTCTATGACGCTGTCAGCCCCCGTACTGTCGATAAATATGGGCCAGGGATCTCCACCTAGGTTTAAAGTAGTAGATATCTCACAGGAGGGTCTATCTTTGTGTCTTTTTAATTCATCACCTTTTTTATATATTCTAGCATACGAATATGTAGGTATTAAATTAAGTCCTGTTTCTTTTGCCATGACAGGTAACATTTTTACTAATAATGTTTCCATAACAAAATCTGCATAGTGTGAGTATGTATTTGGTATTTGTTTATCAGTCCAAGTTCCTAACATACCATTATCGTATGTAATATTATTTTGATACATCCAAGCTACTGCATCTCTTTTAAGAAGAAAATAATTAAATATAAAATTAGCTAGCTCATAGCTTACTGCATTTTTTATTACTTGATATTTATTGAAAGCCATATTGTATAAAATTAAAACTTACTGATATCCTTATATCATTAGATTGATTTGGTTCAACAAGATGCCAAAGCCAAGACGGAAACACAATTATTCTACCCTCAACAGGATCTAATTGAACTTCTCTCCATAAATGTTTAGGTGGTTTTCCTTTTTTTCTAGATGGCATAACCATGTGTGCACCTAATCTTGGTTCATTACAAACTAAATGACCTGAATCTTTTGGAGCCTTTACATAATACACTCCACTAAAATGACTATTAGGATGTAGATGTGGTCTATTGTATCCACCAGGAGGATTTATGTTAGCCCACATATTACCTAGCACAGGTTCTTTGTCTAACCACTCTTCTTGCCATATATCTTGCATCATTATAAACAATTCATTTACTAAAGGTTGAAACACAGGAATTTTGTGCATTTCAGTTGTAGAGTGCCAACCATTACGGTTTGTTTTTTTAACACCAGGATCTCGTTTAGACCACTCAACAATCTCATTTGCAAAAAGTTGATTATCTAGTTTTACATCTTTACCATATATAGTTGTTGGAAAAAATTGTTCTTTAATCATCTAAATGGTTTACCTCCAAACCAAACAACAAGAGATTGTCTAATACCTCGTGTCACTGGTTGTACTCTGTGATTTATAAATGATGCAAACGTTATCGCATGACCTTGTTTAAGTTCTGCAAATTTTCCAGGTGCCATAAGTTCTAGATGTCCACCCTCAAACTCTGAGGGGTCATTTAATAATAACGTCATTGATATTTTTCTAACAGGTGGTTCATGTTGCATGTTCACATCACAATCCATATGCCAATCATAGAATCCTCCTTCTGGATATTCTGTAAACTGTGCATTCTCTGTGACCTGTATATCCCCAAACCCAAAATGATTTTCATTACACTTTTGTATAAAGTTATTAAGATCACGATACATATGACTCATTTCGTTAAATGGTATCCAACTGATTGTTGTAACTCTTTTCTTTGTATCTGTTCCACCACCTGGTTTACCCATACCCACTTGTGCTGTTTGTGGTGGTTGTCTTCTACCTGCTTCTATGATCTGTCGACATTGGTCTGGTGTAAACAACGGTGTTGTTGTTTGTACTATCCAACTTTTCCATTTAGGTTCTGTAATGTGTCTATTTTCGTACATTAACTTACCCCTCTATTTTTTATTGGGTTATATTCTACATCCATGTTTGCAGCTAACGTTCTTCTCATACCTGGTCCATTAAATGGATAAACAGTGTGTCTCATGTCATATGGAAATATATAAAAATCTCTTTCTTTTATATCTGGTTGATAATCTACATGAGCAAACTGACCAGATGCTGAGCCTAATATTTGTAATCTACCATTTTGTGGTGCATCTGGTGATGAATATTCTACACCAAAACTTTGTGGTAGTTTTAAAATCATTACACTAGACAAACCAGTATACAACGTGCCTTGATGCACGTGCACTGGATTGTATTCATGTTCAAACATTTGATTTACCCATACAGAATTAAAATGTAATCGATATTCTCTAATTTTATTCCATTCTAAATAATGTTTAAATTTTTGTTCAAACCATTGTAAAACATTTTGCGGTAAGAGATTATGTTTAGTCATCTTGTCAGTATCAGGACCATTAAAAAATAAACTATGTTCTTTTTTTATTTTACCCACTAATTGTTTATTAGCAGGTTTTAGTTCTGGATATTTTGTTTCATAAATATGGTTGATGATATTATAGATATCTAAAGGCACTTGATACTTTAATACTGACTGGCCTAGAAATATAAAATTAAACTTTTGGTTTTGCTCCGAGATCATGTGTTAATTGTTCTTTCTTGTTGTAAATCATTTCCCCTGATTTCTTAACTCTTTCTATGGTATTTAATTGACCTAATACATTAAATATTTCTGGTTGTGAAGAACCAGATGATAATGTCTGTGCTTTGTTTTTCATAATCTGATGATATGACTCTAGCTGATGTCTATTAACATCTTGTGTATCAAATGTGCCATCATCAAACTCTTTCTTTAAAGTAGACCAAAGTTTAATTTCTCTCATTCGATCTCTAGCTACAAGTTGCATATTAGCTAAACCATATCTAGCTTCATCAAGATCTATTTTATATTTTTCTAATTTATATTCGTCTTGTTCTGTCTCAATCTTTTTTTCTAACCATTTAACTTTAGCCTCACTTCTTCTACAATCAAACGATAGACTCATTAAATTTTCTAAAAATACATTTTGTTCTCTAACACACTGCCAATATTTTGCAGCCTTTGTTGGATATTTCATGTCTTGTAGAACAGACATTCTCATTTCTGTCTCTGTTCTAAATACTTGTTTCTTGGTCCATGTGTCACGAAGCTCGGCTGTCATAGCCTTAAACTCTTTTACATCTTCTGGATCTAATAAATTATTTAGGCTAGGTGCCTCTTTTTCAATTAACGCATGTATGTTTCTTTTTTCTGTCATAATAATCCTTTCGTAAATTAATATATACTTTATTAACTAGTTGTCAATGTTTTGGTTTCTACAACACCTTGTGTGAATTCTTCAGTTTTATTAACTCTATTAGATCCTAACATAGCAACAAAACCAGCAGAGGGTGCTCCCTTACTACTTGATCCTGCCGCACCACCTGTTGCTAAAGTAGCTGTTCCTGTTGACCAATTAGTTCCATCCCATTCTTGTGAATATGTTTTATTAGGATACTCTCCCGCTATAATACCAGCTGAAGTTGTTCCTGCTGAAAAACCACTAGTTGAAGGTTGAGCTAATTCATTTACAGCAGTCCACGTATTTCCATTGTATTGTTCAACTAATTTACCTGGAGGCCCTGCTCCTATAAATAATCCTGCTGTTTGTGATCCAAGAGCACAATTACTTGCTCTTTGAGTATTTACAGGATTCGTAGCTGTCCAAGATGAGCCATCATATTCTTCTGTAGGTCCAAAATTTGCAGGAGATGCTGTTATTTCACCACTAGTCATACACCCAGCAGTTTGAGTTCCCCATGCAGCGTGACTAGTTCTTTGAGAATTTAAAGCTCCACCAGCTGTCCAACTTGAGCCATCATATTCTTCACAAGCTGTTAACGTGCTATTAAAAGGTGGAGTGTTTCCACCTGCAACTGCTAAACCCGCTGTTAATGTGCCTGCTCCAGAAGTTGCTCTTCTAGCATTAGACATAGCTCCACCACTAGCCCAGTTAGTTCCATCATATTCGATTGTTGCTGTTTGTCCAGCACTCGTAGGAGAGGGAGCACTCCCTCCACAAACAAAAGCTGCATTTGTAGAATCTCCACCTCCAGCTGTAGTTTGTCTACTAATTGGAGCATCTGGTCCACTACTAAAAGAACTAGCACCTAAGACATAACCTTTAAGTTGTCCTAAAGTTGAGTTGTACCATACCTCTCCACCCCCTGGATTAGAAGGGTTTGTTGATACGACATTCACTCTTTTGCCATGTAAATTTTCGTAAGTAGACATCTAAAAATCCTTATGGAAGAGTTACATCAGATGGTCTTGTATTATTTGGCTCAGCTTTTTGTTCATCAGTTTGAGCATCCCAAGCTGCTTGTGCTGCTTGTATTTCAGCATCAACTAAAGCTTGTGCCTCTGACTTAGTTTTAAAAACACCGCCTTTATCAGCTATCCATAAAGCGCCTTTTGGATTATTTCCAACAACCCAGACGTCAGCAGGATAACCTCTTAGAAAAAAGTTTCTTCTATCTTCAGCTGTGAAGAATCCTTTTCCAGTGTTAGTAAGCACTCCATATAAAAAGTTTTCCATAGTCTTCCTCCTTTTAAAGTTTGTATATCATACTTTAACTTTGTGTCAAAGTCTTAACATTAACTGCTGTTGTTTCTCCCGTAAATTCTTCTGTAAAGTTTTTTGCACCTGGACCAATTGGAGATATTAATCCCCCAAATGCAGATGCTGACGTTGGTGTTCCCTGTCCTGATCCACCCACTGCATATCTTGAAGTTGTTAAATTAGGAGCTGTTGCCCAAGAACTTCCATCGTATACTTGAGATATCCCTGATGCGTTTGAATCTGGATTAGTAGATCCACCAAAAATAAAATTAGCTGTTTGTGTTCCTGCATATCCATGCCACTGTTGAGTATTAAGTAAAGTTGCTGGACCAGTTGTCCAATTAGTTCCATCATAGAATTGTGTAAGATTACTTGCTGGCGGAGCACCTCCAGAAGATATCGCTGCGGTCTGAGTACCACCTCCACCATTTTTTAATAATGCAGTTGGCATATCACTTTGCTCTGACCAAGCACTTCCATTAAATTCTTCAGTGAGTCCTGCAATATTAGGAGCAGCTGCAGCATATCCACCATAAACAACAACTGCGTTATATGGCGATGCTGTTGAACCAGCAGCACTTTCTCTACCTGTACCCATTGTTGGAGCTGATGTCCAAGAGCTTCCATCAAATATATCAGATGCATTTGAATAAGTTGGTGGAGTATATCCTCCACAAGCAATAGATGCTGTTTGTGAACCAATTAATGGAAAAGAATTTTTAGCTACTGGTAAATTTCCTGATTCAGTCCAAGAAGTTCCATCGTATTTTTCTGTGTTTGAAGTATTTGATGGAACAGTATATCCTCCAGCTGCGAGTGCTGAGTCTTTTCCTCCAGACGCTCCAAATCTACCACGACCCGTATTCATTGCAGTGGCACTCGCCCATGCTCCAGCCGTGATGACATTTACTGATTTATTATACTCTTCTGAGACATTAGTATAAGGTCCTGGTTGTGTCTCACCAGTTGCACATAAAGCAGCTGTTCCTGAACCTAAACCTGAAGTCATACTTCTAGCTAACGCTAAAGTTGCTGGAGAAGCACTCCAAGTTGTCCCATTATAATTCTCTGCATTATCCACTGTTGAACCTCGTCTTCCTGCAAATGATATTACATCTGTTTGAGATCCACCTGAAGAACCATGTGTTCCAGCTCCACTATTCATAGAATTTACTGTAGTCCAAGACGAACCATCATACTCTTCAGTTGCTTTTCTTGTAGCATCTGGTCCACTAGGGGTTACCTCTCCACCAAATACAACCGCAGCGCTTGGACTTCCGCTCCCTGATAAAAATCTTCTTGTTGTATTTATAGATGGCAAGTTTGTCCAACTAGATCCATCCCAAGTCTCAGCAACAGCACTTGGATTTCCGCTCCCATCACTACCTCCTGCAGCAAATGCAGCGGTCTGTGTGCCATCTCCTGCAGCACCTTGTCGTGCTGTGGTTAAATCTCCTACTTCTGAATAAGAGGTTCCATCATATGTTTCGTTTAATACTGATACATCTGAGTCACTAGATGGTCCAGCTCCTAGATAAAATAAACCTGCTGTTTGCGTTCCTGCGCCAGATGAAAGTCTTCTTCCAGTGGTTAATGTTCCACCCACAGAATAACCAGATCCATTGTATTCTTCAGTTACAGTTAATCTATTTGTAGATGTTGATGATCCACCTGCAACAACTCCTGCAGTCTGCACTCCAAAACCTGTTCTTCTAAAAGCGATTGATGGTAAATTAGGAGCGCTTGAAAATGCTTCAGCAACCAGTACACTTTTAAAAGTATCACTAGTTGTGTTGTACCAAATTTGACCTTCAGCAACTGTTTCACTAGGGTCAGTTGTTACTGCTTGAATTGATCGTCCGTGTATTTGTCTATATGTTGTCATAATTATTCTGTGCTAAAATCTGTTATATTAGCTGTTTCTGTTACTGATGTAAATTCTTCTGTTGCGCTTGAAACAGATGGTGTGTATCCAGCAAAAATTATAGCACTAGATTGAGTTGAAGCTCCACCATTTCCATATCTTGCTGTTGAAATACTTTGAGATGTAGAAAAAACTGTTCCATCATAAGTTTCAGTAGTAGTTATAGCAGCAGTATTATTATCTCCACCAGCAACAAATGCGGCTGTTTGAGTTGCTTGGGAAGAGGCTCCTGTATTATTTGCTCTTTTTTGAGATAAACTTCCACCAGAAGTCCAGCTAGATCCATCATATTCTTCAGATCCAGTTGATGCAGCTGGAACGCTAGGTCTATATCCACCTATAGAAAGACCTGCAGTTTGACTTCCAGATCCTCCAGCAGCAAAATTTGATTCTGGATAAGCTCCACCCGATGTCCAGTTTGTTCCATCATACTCACTTGTTAATGTGTACATGGGTGATACTGAACCATTACCTGACCAAGCTAGACCAGCTGTTAAAATACCTGTCCCTTGACCATCTTTTAAATTACCTGTTGGAAAATTAGTTCCAGTGCTCCAACTAGATCCATCATATTCTTCAACAGCATTTGTTTGTCCAAAACCTGGAGACGCTTCACCACCAAATGCTACCGCAGCTGTTTGTATTCCAAAACTCGCTAACTCACCTCTACCTATTGACATGTTATTTTGTTCAGTCCAAGATGTTCCATCGTATTCTTCTGTTTCATTTTTTCCTGCAGTTCCTGATCCTCCACCACCAAACATAAGAGATGTATTTTGTGTTGCTCCTGATGCTCCTCCTGTTGCTCTTGCAGTGTTTAAATTTCCGCCAGTTGACCATGCTGCAGCGGTTATTGTATTTGTTGATTTTGTAAATTCTTCTGTAGTAGATATTTGAGTTGATCCATTGTTACCACCCATAGCAACTCCCGCTGTTGATGAACCTGTTAAACCTGATTGATTTTCTTTTCTTGCGGTTGACATGTCTGCTGTTTCTGACCATGAGGTTCCATTATAATTTTCTGTAAAAGCAACTGTAGCTGTAGCTGAATCTCCACCAAAAGCATAAGCACTTGATTGTGGTCCAAAACCACTTAATCTTTCTCTTGCCGTATTTAAACTTGGTGCGCTCGTCCAATTTGTTCCATCATAAAGTTCTGAACTTGATATTTTAGCTGGAGCTGGAGTATGACCTCCAAAAGTTATACCTGCAGTTAATAT